TAATTGCGGTCATGGCCTCAGTCGGCTTTGAAGCCATTTCAGCTATGGCCGGAAGCAACCCACCATCCAAAGTCTTTTGCAAATCTTGATAGTCTTTGTTGATTTGCTTTATGTCCGCAGATGCCAGAGCATCATTAAACTGCTGGGCATAGCGAGCCTGATCCTCAAGGCCCATAGCGCCGAATTTCTGCTGAATTTCAGCTATATCTTTTTGATATCCAGAGAGATCAGCTTGGCCCAACTTCGAGGTGAAGCTAAGGAAATCCAAGACCGCCTTTTGCTGCTCTTTGGCGTATGCCTCGCGCATTTTCTCGGCTTCTTTTTGCGCTTCATCAATCGGACTTTTCCCAGACCTCTTCTTTCCAGAAGAATCTGGCTTTCCTTCTTCGATAATGTCGGCCTGAATTTCCAAAAGGCTGGCCTGAAGGTTTTTCAATTTTGTTACCGATTTTGTAATGGTTTTTTTACTAGAATCGATATCGGCTTGGTTACCTTCAAAAAACTCCTTCAACTTACCAAGAATAGATATGCCGGGAGCGCGAGCAGCAACGCCAAAGCCGGAAATAGCCTTGTTGGCCTCCATAGAAGCCTCTGCTGCTTCGATCCTCTTCTTTGCGGCTCTAATCGATTCGTTAGCCGAGTTGATGTCCATTCTGGCGAGGCGGATCGTTTCCTGCTGGGCCACGATATAGCTATCGACATTCTTACCCAATGCCTCATCAAGTTTTGCTCTTGCCACAATGACGGCAGAAGTAGCTTTCTGCCCTTCCATTTCAGCATCATGCAATTCTTGCGCTTTTTTGGCGGCTTCTTCCGCAGTTTCGCCGACATCGAACAAACTGGTAATAAGTGGCCCAAGGACCATCGTCGCCACCAGAATAGCAGCGCCCCAAGGTCCAGCCAGAAATGCGCCCACCTTCCCAGCAGTCCCGCTCATCATGGACATGGCGTAGCCAATTTGACCAAGCTGCTGGTTGAATGCCTGCAAAGGACTAGCACCGGTCGAGATCGACGTAGCCAAGTCGTTAAACTGCATCCCAAGCTGCTGAGTGCCTTGGCGGGCATTGCGCAACTCTTTTGCTTGGGCATCAAGAACAGTGTTGTAACGCTTTCCGTTACGAACGACGGCGTCAGTCGAGGAGGTTAGCCCAGCATTGGCACCCTTCAACTTTTCCGTCTCAGCACGAAGGGCATCAACAGACTCGATTAGCTTTTTCATTTGCTGCTGGCCTTCGACCTGAGCAGCTAATAAAAACTCAATTCTTTCCTGTTGTGCCACGCTTTTGCCTTTCCTCGTTCAGCTTAAAATAAGCGAGCCACTCGTTATACTCATCTAGAGAGATTTCTTCAATCTCCGCGATTGTTTTGCCAAGTCGATCCGCCAAGGTAATGAGGTTGTACCTTAGCGGATCGTTCTTTAGTTTTTTTCCGCTTCCTCGGCGCTAGTGCCGCTCATCAGGGCCGCCGCCACGGTCGAGATCACCGCCACCTCTTCGCGCATAAGGACTGCCTTGTCCTCAAGCGTGAACAGCTTTTCACCTTGTCCATTTTCTGCCTTCAAAATGATCAGATCAACCATCGCCTCGAACGAGGCTGAACTCAGAAAATTGGGGTGCTTGCGCTGAATGCGATTAAGTTCGCCAGCAAGAAGCGGTCCATAATAGACCTTTTCAGGCGAACCCGCCTCACCCCATTCAGGAACCTCGACATGACGTTTGTGCGAGGTACGTTCCGCGATACGCTTTGCAATGCTCATATATTTCCTTTTCTAAAATTAGACAGTAGCAGAAGCAAGCGCACCAGTCCCTTGAACAGTGATCGTTGATTCCACCATGCCGTCGAAGCTACCGCTAACAGTCTTGCCGGTAACAATGGCCTGCCCGAAGAGATAAACGTCTCCAGCGGTAGCGCCTTCAGGCATAAAGCGGATCGCGACTTCGGCACCAGGCACCAATGCGCCCTGACCGGTCGTGTCCAGTTCATCCCAGAATACGTCAATCGAACCGCTCCACGCCTTCAGGGTGGTTTTAAAAGACCTGTATACGTCGCCCATTTGAGTGTCTTCGGCGGTGTCCGCCGTTTCCTCAATTGAGTAGGAACGGATTTCTAGCACGTTGTTCGTCGCACCTACGCGGACAGTGCCTTCTGAGCCAGTATGAGTAGCCATCTTCTAAAACCTTATGCCAGAGTCAGGAATGAAAGGCTGCCATTGCCCTGAAGGGTGATGGTGGACTCCACCATGCCATCAAAGCTGCCGGTAACCGTTTTGCCAGTTACGATAGCAGAGCCAGAGTAATAACGCTCAGACTGACCAGCGGTAGCACCTTCAGGGAAGAAGTTGACAGTAACTTCAGCGCCAGGAGCAAGGGCAACCTGACCATTGGTGTCAGTCTCATCCCAGAACACATCGACCGAACCGGTCCAACCCTTCAAGGTCGTTTTGAACGTGCGATAGGCGTCACCCATGCTTGTGTCCTCGGCGGTTTCAGCCGTCTCTTCAACGGAATAAGAACGAATTTCGGCAATCGCGTTCAAGCCAACGCGAACAGTGCCTTCCGAACCAGTATGGGTTGCCATTATTCAGACTCCTCTTTCACCTTAGCCTTTGGCTTGGGTTTTTCTTCGTGCGGCTTCCAACCGATGCTGGCAAAATATTCCAGATCGATATCACAAGCCAAAATTTCATCGCCATTAGCGTTGTAGACTTTTACCATCTTCATCGCGCCGTCTCCACATTCGAAATTGTAGTAACATATTCCACCGCATAAACCAACCTTGCAGATGCGATAGACTGCTCACCTTCAACATTTATGTTGATCTCGGTGCCGGTCAAAATGCAGGACTTGGCTAGATTGTTTAGGTGAAAGTCTGCACCAATTGCTTGCTCTGCCGATACGCAAATTTGATCAATGCTATCTGAAACAGCAGTGCTTAATCCCTTGATTATAATATCGACCGCCACATTGATCGAGCGCATCAGTGTCCTTGTGCCTAGGGTGGCGAGACTGCTGCTTTCGTCCATAGTGTAAACACAGATCGCAGGCAGCTTGGAGTCATCCAAGGCAAAGCGGCGCATCTTATAGACATTGGCTCCAGTGACAGGCAGGCCCGTCACAAGTGTGGCAACACGGTCTCTAATCTGTTGCCGCACATGTGGCATATTAAACCTTCTCTAGAAGAAGCGTCGAAACGCCAGTCCCATCAGTTAACACAACGCGAACCTTGTAGGCGACGGTGCGGATCACAATGTCATCCCCGTCAGCGGCATTAGGAACGTCCACGGTGCGGCAAACGAACTGTGGGGCTGGGATCGTAATGTCCATCAGGTCAGTAGCATTGCGGCTGGCCTGCGGGGCATCAAAGATACCATTAATAGTAGAAGCGCCGCCACCAGCAGGAGTGTAGGTGGCGGCGTCTGCAAAATCGTCTAACCCGAAAAAATCGAGTATATCGTCAGGCGACTCAATCGGCACGGGCCGGTCTACCGCGCTTCGGCATTACAGGATCGCGGTGTTCGACCACCGGAGCCTCTGCAACGCGAATGGCTTCGTCAGCCAGCTTCAGCTTGCCATAAGCCATAAGCATGACGCCTTCATCAGCGGGCAAGGTCACAATCTCGCCAACTGCAACAGGGCCAAGCGAGGTAACAACGCCGCGAATGCACTCATACTTTTGCATGTCATTCTCCAAAGAAGTCGGGGAGTGAGACGACTTCCAAATCTCACTCCCCAACATTCAATTATACGCCGTCGCTGTTCCAAGCGAAGCTGACCGCATTGCGGACAGCAACGTCAACAGTCTGGAGCGCAACAACGCGGACAGTGCCGCTGGTTGATGCCGTGTAAGGATCTACGGTGAGGTCCAATCCAGCCCACATCCCAATGAGCATGTCACTGAAATTACCAAAGTAAACGTTACCAGCAGTTGCCTGCTGAGTGCGGATTACATTGTAACCGTTGGCCTGACCATTTTCGAGGACGAACAGGCCTGAACCGGCGTCCTTCAGGCGCGTCTTAAGACCGCCGTAGGTAGCTGCGTCGGTGATGTACGCCAGATTGCCGAACAGTGCGTTATCTTCGGCAACAGCCGTTTCAAGCGCAACCATTTCAGCAAAGGTCGGAACCGCACCGGCAAAGTTGGCAGGCTTGTTGATGCCAACCGTGTTGAGCAGACCACGCGGCTGGCCCGAAGCTGCCGTACCTTCCAGAGCGCCCTTATCGATAGCAAGTGCAAGAGCCTGAGTCAGGTCATCACGCACAAGAGCTTCGATTGAAGGAGTTGACTGGAGGATAAGCTGGCGGGTCATATCGGTGAAAGCGCCGATAGTCTTCGGAGCAAGCGTAACCGTGCCGAACGTTGGGTTCGACTCAGTAGAAGCGCCACCTTCCGTGCTGATCCACGCGCCGGTTGTGCCAGCGGTTTTCTTCGGAATGGCAACGTTACCCTGCAAACCTGGCAGCATACGCGCACCAGCCTGCATTACCGAGACCTGATTGCGAAGAACGTCGATGAACTCGCTAGCAAGCAAGTTCGTTGCAACGGTTGCGCCGCCATTAGCACTGGTAGCAGTCGAGAGAGGCGCACGTTGCGCCCATACGCCGAGAACATCATTGGGAACCATGATGCCCTGTGCGCTACGGCCATAACGCTGTGCAGCAGCATCCGATGCTTCAAATTCAAAAGCAGCGGATTCACGCAGGCGACGGTCGCCAGGGTTGGCGAGAGCAGCAATTGCACGAACGACCGAGAACTGGCGAACTTCCTTATCGGTCAGGCCGATACCTTCGTTTTCCAGCGGCTTGTCGTTGCCAATTACGTCGAGCAGTTCACCACGGAACTGTTCAATGCTTTTGCCGCCTTTGATGGCAGCGTCAGCGAGATCGCGCTTGTTGTGGCGTACGCCAAGTGCGATGATTTCAGATGCGTTACGGGCAGCTTCAGCAGCAGCTTCGGCCCGAACCGCATCCAGATTAAGTTCGTCAGACATTTTGACTTCCTTTTTGACGGATGGTTCAACAGTAAGTTTGGGTTCGAGAGCAGCCGCGCTGCGTCCTACGCCGACTGACGGGTCGCTAGGAATCGAAACGACGGAGACCTCCAATGGAGACCAAGAGCGAACAAGATATTCATCTTTGCTCGATCCTGAACGCTCCATTTTGTTGATGCGGTAACCGACCGAGACGTTCGCCCGAATACCATCAACAACATCCTGATAAACTTCCTCGGCGAGTGCCGAACGCCCGAACCGGACTTTGGCCCGTAGCTTTCGATCAGGAGAAAGTTCCACAGATTCAATTACGCCAATTTGCCTCTCCATATCATGGTCAAGAAGCAGCGGCGCACGGCCAGAACCGAGGAACGCCATGTCGATAGCGCCCTCCTCATGGACCAAAATTTCTTTCCCGAAGGAACGCTCGACAGCCAGTTCCGAAGAAACAGCAATATCGATTGTGCGCTTTTTGGTGTCAGCGCCGCGAATATCCATGTCGATAGCAGCGCGATGAACGGTCGCTGGATTGGCCCGCTCTTCAACGACGGCTTCAACATTAATGCTTTCGTCTGTATCTTCTGGCACGTTTACCCCCGAAATTTTGAAATAAAATAACACGGAGGGCCACTGGGGTCAATGCATACTAAATTGCCATCGAAATGATCGAAATTAGCTCTTCGTCGGTTGGGTCATTCCAGCTTGAACGCGCCTCGATGGCAAAGACATCAGCCTCGGCCTGCACATAGTCTATGCGAGCCTCGCCATTGATCTCGCCAAACGCTGTGACCTTGGAGACATCCGCCTTGGCTATGGCCGTAACAACGAATGTTACAGCGTCGATCTTCTCTTCTTCTTGCTCTGGCTTGTCAAAGTCCCAGAGGATCGTTTTCTTGAACGGACGAATGCGAGGGCCGATTACAACCCCGCCATTGTTTGTAGACTGCTCGCCGCCAGAGAGAGAAGCAGGGAAGAAAGTGTTGCCGTTGACAAACGTGTTGGCTGTCAGCGTCTGGCTAAAATTAGACAGCGTGATCGTAGCCGCGAAGAAGGTGTCGCCGTCCGTATAAAGCGACGGCAGAATGAATGCCGTGCTGCTCAGGCTTGCAGCATAGAAGGTCTGCGCGTTGGTAAGTAGGCCAGCCGATAGGACCGTGGTTCTAGTGATCGACGCCGCGTAAAAAGTCTGGCTATTATCTAGCCGGAGATTTTGGACAAGATTGACAGCGCCAGTCGAGACAGTCGGCGCATAGAATGCACTGACATTATCAAGCCGCGTATTTTGAGCCAGGTTGGCAGCGCCAACAGTCAGTGTGGCTGCGTAGAATGCGCTTAGATTGTCGAAGCGAGTGTTCTGGGAAAGCGTCGTGCCACCAGCAGACACCGTCGCCGGATAGAAGGTGGAGACGTTCTCAAGCCGCGTTCCCTGAGACAGCGTGACAGGGCCGACCGTCAGTGTAGCCGCATTGAAGACGCTGGAATTGTCGAACCGCGTATTTTGGGTAAGTGTTACTGCCCCAAAACTTATGGTGGCTGGGTTAAAGACGCTAGTATTATCAAAGCGAGTATTCTGGGTAAGCGTTACCGGCCCGACTGTCAGGGTTGCCGGATTAAAGACACTGGAGTTATTGAACCGCGCATTTTGGGACAGTGCTGTCGCCCCAACAGTGATTGTAGCCGCGTTAAAGACGCTGGTGTTATCAAAGCGGTTATTCTGAGCAAGGTTTACCGGACCAACCGTCAGGGTGGCGGAATTAAAGGTGCTGGTATTGTCAAATCGAGTGTTCTGGGTGAGGCTTACTGGCCCAACCGTTAAAGTCGCCGTGTTAAAGACACTGGTGTTATCAAAGCGCGTGTTCTGGGCAAGGCTTACCGCGCCAGCAGTCAGTGTGGCCGCATAGAAGGTGCTGCTGTTAGTAAATAAATCAGCCGTGAGGCTTTGGGCTGCTCCACCCTGCGTTATGGTGGCAGCAAAGAAATTGTTGGGGTTGGTATAGAGCGCAGGCGTGAGGTTGACCGGCCCTCTACCTACGGTCGGACCAAAGAAAGTGTCGCCATCATTAAACCGCGCATTCTGCGTCAATGACGTAGTGCCGCCGCTTTGGGTCAGCGTGGCTGCGAAGAAGGTATTAGTGTTATTGAACCGCGTACCTTGGTTCAGTGTGGCATTGGTGCCTTCAACCAGCGCGAGGAATATGCC